AATGACCACCTCCAATTGCTTTAAAATCTTTATAATGCTTTGAATTAGTTAAGATGTCAAGGAAGGAAGAAACAACATCTTTACTAAATTTCAAAGGATTATTCGTAGTATAACTATTCGCATAAGCTTGCGGAATATCCTTCCAAACGTTCTTAGTTAATGCGAATACAGGGTTTCCAGTAACAAATACTTTAAATAAATTCGTTACCTTTCCAACGTTTCTAGTTACAATATCTCTTGTATGTGGCTCTAAATTTGCAACTGCTTTAATAAAATCAGTATCATACATTTCCATATACTGACGTTTACCATCTTTCATGAAATAAAAGATATTACTATCTGATTTTTTAGAAGTTCGTTCAAATTGTTCAGTGAAATCATCTGTTAAATCATCAAGATTTTGAATATCCAATTTAGAAATACGACTAGAATCTAACTCTTTTTCAGGAACAATACGAGCAAAACCTTCATAAGCATTAGGGTTTTCTTCTATGTTTTTAGCTAATACTTGCATAGCTTCATTTTGTTTAGCAACTTTTACTAGTTTGTCAGTACGTTCTATTGTACTTTCAATTGGATCTACAATTTGCAATTGAGAACCTGTACCTTTTTTTACATCAGCATTTTGATTAGTATAGGCTTTTTTATTATTACCGAAACTTAATTTACCTTTTTCTGACTTAGGTAATATACGTTGATTTGATACATAAAAAGGATTAGCAGCAGTCATAGATTCATAATCTTCTTTACTCATTAATCCAGTATCAACTGCCCACGTTCTCTCTAAATTCTTTTGATAGTTGTAGAATTTCTTTGATAACTTTTGGAACTCAGGATGTTCACTTTGCATTTGACGAATCATTGCTCTAGCTTTAGGAATGTTCATTTCCATGTTATCAGCATAGACTTTCTCGCCACGCTTCATACGACTGACCGAGTGTTTTAACACTAAGAAGTCGCTAAATGTTTTTTCTTTACCTTTTGGAAGGTCTTTTAAAGCAGTTTTAAGTGAATCTCCTACAACATCACCATGTTTATTAACTAAATTTTCGTTAATGTTAGTATGAGCAATCATATCACTACCACGACTATTTAACCCAACCTTGTACATACTCTCATCAGCATGTAAATCTCTACCTATTCCTTCTTTTGCAATTTTATCTGCTTCTTTGAATGAATGGATGTTATCAATTGTTTGCTGAATAACACTTGCTTTAGAAGGTATCTTTTCTTTGATTGTTTGATTTGTTTTAGATGTTACTTGTTTACTTACATCAGGTAATGGATCACCAGATTTATAAGGTATATCATGACCAATTGGCAATGGTTTTTCAATTAATGGAGCAGCAACAGGATCTAATACAGCATCAATATTCATATGAGTTGGTTCTTTGACCATACTACCATAAGAAGCAATGTGTTCCTGGTTGATTTTATTTATTTCATTTTGTAATTCTTTGCTATTATCAATCTTTTGAACTAGTTCGTCAGCGTTAATAGGCTTCTTAACGACATTTTTAGTAGTGTTTTTAAGTTCTTCAGCCACTTTTGCAACCTTAGATACTTCTTCAACACTTTTCGCAACCTTACCTAATTTTGATGCAGATTTAAGTACTTTACCGCCAACACCTGCACCAATTAGGTTTGTTGGATCAATTACACCCTCTGAAATTAAACCTAATCCCTTATTTAGATACTTAGATTTAGTTTTTATGCCATAACTTTTATTAACTTCTTCACCTGTGGTTTCTTTTTTACCACTCCAAGCATCTTTAACATCTTGTGCAGGTTGAAATTCACCGTCACGTTTAACAATATTCCTTGTAGGGGCAGCTACATATTTATCTTCTAACTCCATAGCTTTCATACCAGGTTTAAGTGTTAGATCGTGTTTAGCTTTTAGTCCTGATAACTGATAAAGAACTTCAGAAGTCTTTTTAACACCTTTTAAGTATGAGTTAGCTAGTTTGTTATCTTTTATGTCATTAACAAACTTACCTAACTTAGAGATACCTTTGTCTACTTTTTCATCAAAAGAAAGACTACTCTTTTTAGGAGTAGCCTTTTCATTATTGTTATTTGATTGATGGTATTTTTGATACCTTCCATACATTCCTGTATCGCCTGTTTTTTCATTACCAAACATACTATCATACTTACTTTTTGTTAAGTTATCATCTTGACTCAATCCCATTTCTTTACGTGCTGAATCATATTGGGATTTGTTTTCTGAATAACTTTTATTTTTCGTATATTGCAAGTGCTGAGTGTATTCTTTTTCGGAATTTGTTTTTCGTTTCCGTTTTTCTACATTATTAATGTAATCTAAAATCGTTTTAACCATTAATACTCATATCCTTTCGATGGAGTATAAGGAATAGGTTTTAATCCTGCTGCTTTTCGTTGTTCGTTGTAACGATCAAACGCAGCTCTTCGGTAAGTTTCAGGGTCATTTGTACGGTATTCTTTGGCTACATATTGAGAAACTGTAGTCGGTCTAGCTTCATTGTATCCATAATGTAAGTAAGTATCTCCATTAGATAATGTTTTACCTTTAGAATTACCCTTTCCACCTTTACCGCCTTTTCCACTACTTCCTTTGTGGCTTCTGCTACTTCTTCCACCTCCTCCTCCACCACTAGACCCCTTTAATTTTTGGCTGTAAGAGTATTGAAGTGCCATCTGTTGCTTTTCAGCAGGTGACATTTGACTCCATTCCTTTTGTTTCCACGCATCATCTACTTTATCTCTACCTTGTTGGTATTTGTAACTTCGATCTGATTCATATACACCACGATTATATTGTTTATTCCATTGTTGATCTGCTACTTTATCTCGACCAACACCATAGTTATAATCACGATTTGAAGAATATTCATTGAACATTTGAGAACGTCTTGATAAATCATATTGTTTATCGTTATCGACTAATTGTTGAGCCATTGTATTAGCTTGTGTCATACGTTGAGCGTTTAAGTTTGCTGCATCTCCTGCGGCTGCAATTGCAATTTTGTTTAATGAATCGGCTGCAAGTCCTGAATGACCTAATCCACGAGCTGCGGCAACTTGACCAGATTGTACATTATTTTGGTATTGTTGTTGTTGAATCGCTTTAAGACCTTGTTGATACAATGGGTCAATTTGTTGTAATGCTTGTTTTTGAGCATTGCCATAACTCATAGGTGTGTAGTTATATTGAAACCCTGCCATCTTATCCCTCCTACAATTCTATGACATATCGTAAAACAACGTCATTCGCACCATTAGATGTATTATCATCATGACCGACTATTTTATCGTCATAAACGTATGCTTTTTTAGTAATTGTTGTACCTGTACTATTAGATGGAATACTAAATAAATTTGCTTGACCATTATGATTTGCGCCCATGAATTTAGGAACATATGAATTAGTTGACCAATCATAGTTATTCGCACCAACACCAGGATCATAATCACTCCAAATAAGTATCCATCCGTTTTTTGTTTGAGAGAGCTTTTTTGTTGGTGTAACGGTTTGGTCAGCAGTTAAATAAATTCCAGAAGTAGAAGTATATAAAACCGCTTGACCACCTTTCCAACCTCTCCAAGTCGAACCATCTACATAATTTTCGTAAGAAGTTCCGTTTGAATCTTGAGCATACACCCATCCATACCCTTGTGCGGTTTGGTGGAATAACCCACGAATCGAAACACTAGAATTTGGATTTCCGATTGTTCCTGAAACAGAGTAAAACGTGTGTAGTCCTGGACCTAAATTAAGAAGCTCGTTTAATATATTTTTTTTAGGATCAGTAACAGAAAGCTTTACTCCTCCGTTATCATTTGTAATCTTTGACATTTGCACCTTACTTCTTAAATCTACATCTTTTGAATTGTCGTCTGATTGAATTTGATTAACTGCTGCAATTAGTTGGTTGAATTCTTCATCAACTTGATTCGAACTAATTCGAGTACCTGTTTGAAAATCATATTTTCGTTGATAAGACATTTTAATCACCTCTTACGGTTTCTTGATTTGGTATTCTAATACGAATCCATAAATTGTTAATGGTTCGTCTGCGATTTCGTTGCTAATTTGGAATTGAATATCTTTTCCTTTTTTACCGATTTTCAATTCATTTTGAACCGTTTCAGAGAAATCCCATGTTGCATTGTCCCATGTACTAACATCCCATACACCAGACCCTTCAGCTTTTGATTCACCTGTTAACCCTGAAACGTTTTGCATGGCAAATTGGTCAACCACGATATTTAAATCAAATGTTGAACTGTAATTCGCCCATTGCTTTAAAATAACCCATGATCTACGAAACTTCTTTTTATGAACAGGGAAATCAAAGTCGAATATTTTTGTTTTCATTTTAAAAGGTATTGGTTTCCCATTATCTGAAAACTTATTTTCGTTGAAACGATAAATAACCCCATCATTAGTAGAGAAGTACAGTAAGTTATCTCTAACAATAAAGGAGTTTGCTTTTATATTTGTTAATCTAGTCCATGATTCTAATGTGACATCATATACTAAGGTTAAGCCACTAGGGAAACTTAGGTAATACTTGTTGTCATAGAAGATTGAACTAGCTTGTGCCTTGTCTACTAATCCTACAGACTTTAAAACTGGTAGTATCTTATCACTCATAATTTGAGCAGATATATATTCTTGTTCTGTCGCAAATAAGCTATAAACATGATCATCAGCTAAGAAGAATAAGTTATTTCCTACTTCTTGGACTGAGTTTTGTGCGATACATCCCTTTGGTACATTCAGTTTGATTAATTCCAAATCAGTTAATGTTGCTCCATCACCTTTTAATGCCCATACACTTTTTTTGCAAAAAATAATAAGCGTGTTACGGAACACCCTTAATTCTGTGATTTCATCATTATCTTCTGTTGCTACATCAAAGAAATAAATAGCAGGGAAATAATCATAGACTGCATATCCTAAATATGGATCAAAGTACGAAAAGTGTACTCGATTCTTAACCGTTGGATGTGCTGCCACAAAAATACGATCCTTTTTAATAGCCATTGCACGAAAGTTTGTTAAATTCGCCAAGTCATTTAATCCAGGATTCGTTGTTTCATCTGTTGTTGGTGTATGAGGTGTAACTGTACTTACATTTGTTCCATTATAAGCCTTTAAACTGCCACCATCAGCAATTAAAACTACATCGTTAATACTTCTATTCTTATAAGTAATAAACTTCGTAGTGTTGCTTGTGAGCGTTCCAGTGATAGGTGTTAATGAGCCACTCACATCTTTGTGTAATTGATTATTGCTAACTGCTAATAATTCTGTTGTTCCGTTACTTTTGTTAAAGTCGTATAACTTATATACAGGATTTCGAACATTTAGAGCGTTATTCCAAGTTGTCATAACCCACCTCCTAAAATGTGTGATTTCCTGAAGTATCTGAATTTGTAGCTGTACTATTAATTGGTGTAGTGATTGATGCTGCGTAAAAATTATCGTTGAAGAATAGACGATCCATTCCAGAAGTAGCAGCAACTACATTCACCATAACTGTATCTATAACATGATTTCCTCTTACATGACCAATTTTGGTATTAGAACCTGCAAAGTTAAAAGCGTTCCCTGTATCTGCAACATCTAAAATCATACAGTTCATAATTTTAAAGTGACTACATCCCCCGAAGAAGTTAAAAGCGTGTCTTCCTGACTTTCGGATTGTTGCGCCATTTATTACAATATAACTTGATGATGATTGAGCGTTGATTGCATCGCTTGTTTGTGCTGAATAATCTTCTGAAGCACCTAGTTTAATATTTCGACAACTACCTGTCATAGCAATTGCGTTGGTATAACCATTTATTGTATTACCATCTGAAGTAAGTCCATCCACACCGTTTAAATAAACACCTTCAAATAAGGTTGTTGTAATTTTATTATTTAATAATCTTACTTTTGTTTGTGTTGCATCATCATAGAACTCAACACCATGAGGGGCAGTAAATGTATTACGTTCAAATGTAACGTTTTTATACCCTTTAAACTGTGCGATTTTTGTTAAAAACGGATCAACTGAAATACCTCCAATTATCTCGACTCCATCAGCAGCAATAATCGTATCACCTTGATGTGTACCAATCCCAACATGCCAAGAAGTCGCATCTGCTGAAGCGCCAAATTTTGGGTATAGTATTTTAATATTCTTACAGATTGTATTGTCATTCGCACCAAAGTAAGGGAATCCAGAAGTTGTACCACGTTCAATTTGGATTGCTTCTGCCATCGTACGAGTACCACCACTATCTAAGATGAAGCCATAAAAACCACATCTTTCAACAGTTGCACCATTTATAGCGCACAACTCAATACCATGTGAATAGTAAACATTGTACACTTCTACATCGGCTAGATAGATGTTTTTCGCATAACCTAATGCAATACCTGTTCCATCTTGACCAGAACCATTTAAAATATGTCCTCTTAAATCTATTTTACCGCCAATGATTGTGATATTACTCTTACCTTGTGTATCACCTGTATTGCCATTCTGAAAGATATTATCGTTATGGTAACGAGCTAAACGTGCATCTTTGTGCATAATGATTTTCGCATCATTTGGTAAGATAATCGGACTAGTTAGTTTGAAATTACCTTGTGGAATAACTGTCCATACACCGTTCAATGCGTTACTGTTAATCGCAGTTTGAATAGCTGTTGTATCATCTGCTGATTCATCCCCAACTACCTTAACCACTTTATAGTGCTTATCTCCATTACTTAAACGTTCATGTAATACAGTAAATTCACCTCTAGCATCTACTACTTCCGTGTCGCTCGTACCAGATGAAGCAATAATTATATCAATACGCTCATTTAAAGTTGTATCAACCCCATCAATCCGACTGTTTGTGTCAATAATTGCCTGTTTTACACTAGATGAAGCATGAGTGATGTTTGCTGAATCATGTGCGCTTGTTGAATTTTTATGATTATCTATTTCATCTTGTCGATTTTTAATCTCACTATCTATAATTGTAAAGTTATCAGATAGCGTGATATCAACTTGTTTGTCAGTATCTAATTGATTTGGTTTATACAAACCGTAATTAGGTGTATTCGCCATCAAACTTCACTCCATTTCTTCCCGCCTAACTTATCCCATGTATATAATGTGTTTTGTGTTGGTGCGACTGAAAAGTTTTCGTACCCACTTCTTTTTTGCACGAACCCTCTACCTAATACCGCATTTTCCACATCCACTAATTCTTGTTCTAATGCTAACGCAGGACTATCTTTTGCATTTAATCCTACTGAAAAGTCTTTTAATTGTCCGTATAGTTTCTCTGCCATCCTAACACCATCCTCCATATACATTTCGGATTGATTCAATAGAAGGACGGTTCATAAATCGTACAAATTCTCTCTTACGTTGCACATACTCTGCAAAAGCATCCGATTTTCTGTAGGTTTCATCATCTTTATACATGAATCGTGCGACTGTATATAAAACGAATAGATCGTGAAATGATGAGTGAATTACAGGAACATCACTTGCTTCTGTTAAATAAGGTAAATTCCCCTCATAATAAAGTGTTATTTCTCGTTCATCTTCTGGGGTAGGTTGCAAGATTAATTGATTCGCAAACACCTTGTATCCATCCTTGTTAAAATCGCTCACATTCAATGGATTTAGTGGTGTAGTATTATCGACTACCTGAACAACTTTCGTTAAATCTGAGGGCAATGAATAGGTATTTACACCACTTGTCGTTGTGATGGTCATTAACTTTTGATAACGTGCGACAGGTGTTAAATCATCTAAACAACGATTAACCCAACCGACTATATCTTCATTCTCTAATTCATCATCAACATCTTTGTTTATTTCATCTATAATCTCTTGTAGATTCATTGTTTACCTCCTTTGTTGCGTTATAGTTTCCAAGTGTGTATTAAGAAATACCTAGTGTTGTAGCGACTACCGGTTGAAGAATTGTATATAATTTACTTTGTCCAGTTGGAGTTGGATGGACATTGTCAGTTGTTATACAAGTTGCATCTTCTCCTGAAGTCCAAGCATTTTCAAACTTACAAAGTGGTAAATTTCTAGCTGTCGCAACTTCTGCCATTGCATCTCTAAACGATTGAATCGTCGGTGTTCTTGCAGGATCAGTCGTTCTTGATGGAGAGCAAAGAATTATTTTTGCATTTGGTACTTGTTGTTTCCATCTATCAATAATGATATTAAGGTTAGCTTTATAAGTGGTTGTAGATATTTGAGTACAATCATTCATCCCTAAACCAATAGTAACAAGGTCAGGCTCTAAGTTTGTTACCCAAGGTAAATTGGTAACCATTTTTGAAGATGTTGCACCACCATAACCTTTATTAATTAAGCGAACTGCATCATACTTAGTTCGTAAATAATCTCTAATTTGAGTAGCATAAAACTCTGAACCTTTTAAAGGCGTTGGAGTTCCTGCAACCTTTTGCCATGTAATAGAATCACCTGTTGCTACATATAAAAATCCTTTACGCATTAGAACTCACCTCAATCCCATACATCGAAGCATAAACTTTACCTGTAGTTGTTGCTCCTCGCATTGTCAACATACAATATCCTTGTTCTAAATATTTAAGTTCTCCTCGGTATTGTCGTATAAACGGAGTACCTGCTTTCAAATACATCGGTTCATACCAAACGCTATTACCACCATTCCCGAAGTCTTGGAGATTTGTAGTATGTTGAATAGTTACGATACAATCAACATCTGCTGTAATACTTATGTGTAATGGATATAATTCACACCCTGCTGATGCATACATAGAAATCGTTGTATCGCTCCCTGTAGGTAATGCATTTCCGTTTGAGAATTGGCTTATCGGTCTACCTTCTCGCCAAAGTCTAGCTTCGAAACTTTCTTGTACCGATACAATTTCTTGACCAAATTTAGTTTGAAATGGGTTTTCCCTTTGGTTTTCAATATCCGTTAGTTTCTTATAAACAATCGAACTCATGATACCACCTCCGAAATACTACCATCAGCGTTGAAGATAATATTTTTAGTTTGGTTAATAGGTCCTGTATAAACCTCTGTGATGCTACCATCAACATTAAATGTCGTTGTTTTAGTTAATCCACTTGCAAAGGATTCAGTAATACTACCGTTAGAGTTAAAAGTGGTATTAACTGATTGGTGTGTATTATCCGACACAAAACCTTCTACATCACGTACATCGTTCTTTAACCGAAATGAATTGACCTCAAACGGATGTGAGCCTGTTTGGATTCGAGTTACATCGAATGAAGTGAACTCACAATTCAAACGGATTGTACCATTAGGAGGTACATTATTTGATTTGCCATTCACTGTTAATGTAACTAGTGCATTCCCTTTATTAATAAAGGTCATACCATCTTGCTGTGTAGAAAACGTGAATGTTTGTACACTATTCGTTACTGTGCCTGAATAGTTGGTCACTACACTTCCATTATCTTCTGTGACTGTGCCTAATACCTGTGGCATATCGCACCCCCTATACAATAAAAAAGGGGGAATAGTATCGCTACCACTCCCCCTTAGTTAATTACTTGATCTTTTTACCGTTTTCATCCACTTTATTACCATCTTTATCAACTAACTCTTTAAATTTAAAGCCTTCGCTGATTAAAGCTGCTTCTTGTACTTCATCTTGTACTAATAGTTCACCATTTTCATGAACATATTTTTTATAAATCATCATACTGGAATACTCCTCTCAATTAAGCGTTTTTGTGTGCGTATACTGCTTTTTTACGAGAATCTAATACGAACGCATCATAGTAGATACGACCTTCAACTAACCAACCATTGATCCCAGGAGGATTATCATGCGTTTTGTAGTCTTGTAGTTTCTTAGGTGCTACCATTGCAGACTTATGAACTAAGATAAATTCACGGTTAGCTGGTAAGTAAGAATCTGGAACCATAACAATCGCTACTCCATCAACTTCACCAACTTGTCCGTTAATTAATTTTTGTTGTGCGATTTCAGACGACTTCATGAATGAAGGATCTAGTTTAATAAATTTGTAGAATGATGGTCTAACATAAGCAACACGACCTGTACGAGGTACTTTGTTGTTATCTAGGTATACTCCACCATCTAAAAATGAAGAATAAGCGTTTGATGCAGTAATAACTACTGCTGCTGAATCTCCACTGTTAGCTGTTGCTGCTGCTGCATATTTCGTTAAACGGTAAATATCAATCTCAGGTGTTACTACTTCGTTTAATTGGCGAGCTAATGCTTTACCAGACTCACGAACCATTTGTGAATCAATGTGATTTCCACGGTCAATTGTGAATGTGAATGAACGGTCACGAGTTAGTAAGTAGTTTGCCACTGTATCATCTAACTCTGCTGCTGTACCGTAACGAGCTGAACCAGATCGAGTGTAGTTAGCCATTGCTGCTGTAGCAATTGAATATACATTAATTGCATTTACGCCCTCCCAGCTGAAATCGGTGTGGACAGATTGCTCCGTTAGTGATGTTAAATAAAATCTTTCGTCTACCTTTTTTGCATAAGAACTTGCTAAATTTACTGCCATTGGTTAATCACTCCTTAGTATTTGTAGGAATCAAAACCATCAAGGAAAGGATCAGACGATTCAGTTTGTACACTTCCATGTTGTGTCGTAGAACCTCCAACATTTCGCTTGAAGTTTTGTTCATTTTGTTTGTAAATCTGTTGTTGTTGCTTTAGTTGTTTTGCCATGAAACTTTCATACGCAAATTTCAAAGGTACTCCATTTTCTTGAGCTACTTGAAATACTTCATCTGGTATTCTGTCTGTGTCTGGGTTAAAATCACGGTCATTAAACTCTCTGAACACTTCATTTAACCCTTTAAATTCTTCTATTTCTCTTTGTTCTTGTTCTTTTTGTTGTTGCTGTTGTTCAAATTGTTGTTGAAACTTTTCCATTTCAATCATTTTCTTTGCATATTCTTCAGGAATGTTCTGTTGAATTAAC